ATACTTCTGCGGAAGGAGATTGCGGACAACCCTTGATTTATAATAATAGTATTATCGGTATTCATATTGCCGGTTGTTGCTCTAATGTTTGGTACTGTTTAGCTTTGGATCAATCCATGTTAGATAGCGCTCGACAGACCTTGAGGGCCGAGTCCTCCATTTTCGTTTCTTCTAACCCAGCAGAGCCCGTATTTAAGAATAACCTTAAGGGCCTTTATATTGCTGATGGAGAAACATCCTACGTAGCTGACGTTTTAGAGACGCAGTCATCGCCCATTGTTTCTTTGGGAGTAGTTGTTGATGCGGCAAACCAGTTGTATAAGCCTCGTGCTGAAGATTACTACTTTAGGAATGGAAATAAGCAGATTGAAGTGGAATTTGGTGAGAGATCATCACGTCCCCCTAAATTTGTTAATGGACAAAAACAAATTAATACCACATTGGCAAAATTTAATGAGCCAAAAATGGATGCTCCTATCGATCTTATGGATCGCGCAGTCGAAGATTATCTTCGGACCCCTACTTCGGTGGGTAAGTCCTTAGCTGAGATTGCTAGCGATTACGAGAAAGAGAGCCCAGGTTTTTTCGCAGTGCGAGACCTTTCCCAAGCCTTAGATGGTGATGGGACGGGAATCGTGCGTGGTATGAATAACCAGACCTCTTCGGGGGTTTGTTATGGCGGAAAAAAGACGAAATATTTAGTCTTGGACGAATTGGGTGAACCAGTTATTCCGAGGCAGTTGGACCCAGTAGTACAACAAGACATAGAAAATCTTGAAACTGCTTGGCGAGCCGGACAAGGGACATTCGATCCTTTCGTTCGCGCCTCAAAAACTAATGAGGTCCTTCCATTAAAGAAAGCATACGAGAAGACACGTTCCATTTATGGTAATGATATGTCCTTCTTCATTGCCGCCACCCGCGGCATTATTCCGTTTAAGCACGTTCTTAGGAATATGCATGCTTCTGAATGTTTCGTAGGTCTTGCAGCACAATCTTCCGATTGGGAGAAACTGCATGACTACCTTACAAATGACGGGAAATACACCAACTTCGTGTGTGGTGATTTCTCGGGATACGATACCCAATTACCCAAAGCCTTGCTTGAAAAAGCAGCGGCTATGATCTTACAGGTTTACCGTGAAAATGGTTGCTCTCTTTCTGATATTGAATATCTTAGAGGCTTCCTTTCTTCTGTGGTGAGTCCCGTTATGATCTGGGAGGGTCAACTCTTGCAGTTTTGTAGTGGTCAACCTTCGGGCCAGCCACTAACTGTAGAGATGAATTCGCAGGTTAACTCAATTTTGATGCGTATGGCTTTTTATGTCATTATGCAAAGAGAATACCCTGAAATCAAGAATCCTATTTTTCGCGAATATGTTCGTTTAGCTGTTTATGGCGACGACAATGCGTTGGGAGTAGATTCTCGTATCCCTAAGTTCAATCATACCTCTATCCAGGCAGTATTTGCTGGATGGGGAATTAAGTACACCATGGCTGAGAAAGAGGCAGATTCTGTCCCCTATCAGACCATTGATGAGATTTCATTTTTGAAAAGGAATTTTCGTTACCACGAGAAGCTTGACGCTATTGTGGCTCCTATCGAAGAAGAATCTTTATCTAAAAAGATGTACTATTGGACTAAGTCTAAGAATACCCCCCTGGATTTTACTGAGCAATTCGCAGCTAATTTTGAATCACAAGCTCGCGAAGCATACCTCCATGGGGAAGAATTTTACAACGAATTTGTGGGAAAATGTGAGCGAATCCGACTTGCCTCTGAAACTGGCGACGAGAGATTTGTTCTCCCTTTTAACACACTTCAACCAGTCTCCTCGGATAAGATGTGCTCTCTTCTAATTGGTGCATACCATGAAGAAGAAGTAATCATTGATGATGAGACAAATGGACAACCTAGCGGGCCATAAACTGCAGGACGGCGTTACCCTATGCTGTATAAATCAAATCGGGGAAGTAGATAACTGATTACGTGTCTCATTTGTAGGTTCTGAATTACCTGCATGAAGATTAACGCTTTATCTATTTGACTTATAGGCCGTTGGGCCTGAGCTTGTCACTCAACAAAATAGCACTGTCTATTGAATAATGATGCTTATTCAGTAAATATTAACAAATTGCATTAATAAACAACAATTATACTTATTATCTATTAGATATGCGGCGATTTTTCGTAGGCACATGCCTGCTGTATTAGCTGCTATTACATCTACTTTG